CAACTCATCTTACTTAATTAACATAACACAGTTTAAAAGAAATGTCAACCCTTTTTATGAAATTTTATTAACATTCCAGTTATAAATTTCAACGGCTTCGTTCCAAAGTTCGTTAGCGCCATTTTGTGTCGCAAAACCTTCTTCATCAGCAAAGTCCATGCTTGAACTACCGTAAACGGTGTCAGCAAGTCCTTTTGTTTGTATAATGTAAGCAATTGCTTTTGCGGTTTTTGCGAAACCCACAATACCTTCTCCACTAAACATTTGAATTCCGGAATCTTTTGCAGTAATAAAATCAATCATGTTTTCTCTCTCTCTTTTCATCTTATACATAGAGTATAAACGATATTTTACAAAAAGTCAAGAGAAATCGACAATAAAAAAATGAATAAAAACAAGCAGTAGTAAAATAATTTAATCTAATGTTGTATCAGACCCAGGACTTTGTGTACACATTTGGGTCCTAGGGCAATGAAAATACTTATCCATAGCTACAGTAAGATCACCTTGCCCTGTTGCGCCTCTTTCGTATATACACATACGCTCATCTGATTCAGGATCAATATATTGTCGTTTTAGCCTACAATTAATAGTATTAGTAGTAGTTGGTGGAACTGCCTTACGTCTACATTCCATAGGTTCTAATCCTAATATTGTTTGCGGCCATCGTAAAGGATCTGTATTCCACAGAGTACAGTGGGTTTTATCTTCATTTCCAGTATACATTCTTCCTCCTGCGTATACCGTAAATGATAGTAAACATAAAACTAGGATTAAATATCTAATGACAAAATTCCTTAATCATTGGAAAGACTGGTTCAAGAGCATTTGCACAAGCTTTTGCTAATTCGATGTGTTCTTTTTGCGTTCCATGTCCAGAGCGTAGGTCGACATAATGTATCCAGGACCTAATGGTACCGTTAACATACAATCTAGATTCCATGATACCTTCCGGTAAAACCGCACGAGCTTGTTCCTTAGCAATACCATTTTTGATTGCCCATTCATATGATTTCTTTGATACATTTGTAACCTCTGCTTGTTGTTTATACCATTCAAGTTGTAAATCGACATGCTCATGATAATCACTTAGTTCAATGCTATTCTGTCTATTCTTTGTGTCCTGAAGTCTTGCTTGTCGCATAACAAAATTAAGGTCTTGAGTTGGGTCTGCATATCGCTGAGAAAACTCCTGAAACGAAAACGATCTATGTCTCAATAACTGTCGAGCAATATCACGAGTTGTGGTTACTTCCAAGCAAGCACTAACCATTTCAAATGGTGACCAGTGTTTTTCTCGGATGAGATATCGTAATAATCTTTCTGACGTTTCGGTGTTGTCTTGGTTGGATGGATTCGAGACACGGGCTGTATACGCAATGATGTCCTGGAGACTTTCATCTTTCTCTCCCTTTGAGTAACTAATTAATTTAACGGTCATTGAATAATTCCCATTACAAAGTTTTCTGCAGTATTTTCTGCATAAATTTCACTGTGCTCGTAGACGTTTCGCCGTTCCCAAAGTTTTTCTTCTTTATAAAATTCTACGTAAAATCCTTCACTATTTTTCATAACAATTGCCTTACGATCTGAATATTCATCATCACCCCAATATGTACTAATTCCTGGTCCTTTATAGTTCATTTTTTGGTTTCCTTAATTTTAAACATTATTTTCAATTTCATCCATAATTTGAAGTAAAGCATAAAAACATTTTTTGGCAGATTCGGTCAGTTCTTCTTTATTTCTAAGACTTTTTAAAAATTCCAATGCTAAAGGTCTATCAGAAAATTCTAAATGATACGTTGGATAGTTAACTAGTCTTTTTTTCATAATAGCACCGCCCATAAGACCAGCACCAGTTAATACATAACAGCCACCCAATCTATCTTCTATATCGCATAATGATTGAATATACTTATAAGCAGCATATGGTGTATATACATCACATTTTATTTTTTGTAAATCAATACTAAGTTGATATGTTCGTTGACAATAGATAGGCATACTATTATCTAAATAACTATGTATCACTAGTAGAGAAGATAGCCAAGATGCATACCAATCATCTCTAGGTGAACCAGAAGCCATAGCAGCGCCAACAGCGTGGTTTTCACAAGCATGATGCAAATCCTTAGTTGCTGAATGCAATTTGCCTATAGATTTACGCATGCAAAAACTCTTTAAATTTTTCTGAATTAATTCTACTACCAGATACTGACTTATCAAAGACTGGTGTGTCATCAACTAGCGTTTGTTCAGCTTCGTCCGCATCGTATAATCTCATTTTAGACCTATCAACACCAATCACAAATCTTTTGTTTAATGTTGGATCATTATACCTGTTTTTTAATTGCTTGACCATCATTTGACCAAGTTTTTCAAGCTCTTCAGTTGATATAAGAGCGAACATGAGATCCGCTGTAGCTGGTAGACCGAAAGACTCAGATGTATCTTCCAAACCGACATCCGAATTGCCATAGCCCGACCGCGTCGTTTGAGTCGCCGAGAAAATCGGTACATTAAACTCCACCGCCAGTCCTCTAAGTTCCTCAGCAATCGCCTTAATGTATGTATAAGAATTGATCGATCCTCCCATAGCTTTCATTCGAGAAGAAGAACAGATATTTAAATAATCAATAAAAATGATATCTGGTTCGAATGATCTTTTTAATTTTAATTCATTTAATAGTGCGCGAAAATGTCCAGAATGTGCAGATCCAGTTGGATATTCCTTCACAATTAACTTACCAGTTGTTTTACGAGTTAAGTCATCAATCTTAGTTTTAAACATATCCTTAGATAAGTTAGAAAGTTGATCGATGGGTGTATTTAACAAATTAGCATCAATACGTTCTGCAATACGTTCCTCTGCCATTTCCATAGTAATGTAAAGAACATTTCTACCTTCTACTAAAGCACCACTAGCAACATGGCACATAAATAACGATTTTCCAACGCCCGTACCTGCAAGGGCAATGTTAAGTGTTTTACGCGGTACACCACCTTTTGTAATTTTGTTAAAATATTCAAGGTCAAATGGAATCCGATCTTCTTTTGTGTGATAAAACTCATACCTTTGTTCAGAATTTTCAATATAATCATGTCCTACATTTGTATCAAAGGCAACACCTAATGCCTTAGATAACAAGTCAGGCAAAGCACCTTTACTTAAAGACTCATGTTTACCATCAATAATTGAAATTGATTCCATAATAGCGTTGTATATTGCTCTATCCTGACACCATTTTTCTGTATGATCAAGTAGCCATGTTGGGTCATTCTCTTCTTTGGCAAACAGTGTGGGTAATAAATCAAGTACAACGGTATATTGTTCGGAGCTTAATTTGTCGCTTTGGTCTAACTCAATTTTAAATGATTCTATAGTTGGCAGTTTGTTGTATTTACCAACAAACTCACCAGCTTCTTTGAAAAGTATTTTATACACACCTTCAAAGTAATCTGGTCTTACAAAAGGCAAAACCTTTCGCATATAATTTTCATCTGTTAATAAGTTACGAAGAATTACTTGTTCAAGATTTGTTTGCAATGGTACCATCTTTCATTTTATCTCTTTCTCTTAAACCTATAGAACCTTCTTCTAACCCAGATTTAATACATTCTTGAAGAATGTCACCTGCACATATCTGCAAGTCTACATTTTCTGATGTAGCAAGTTCATTTGGACTACTTATGACAGCAAAGTCAAAAGTCATACAACCTTCTTTTTCATTTACAGAAACTTTACCATATTGTAATACCGTTTCTATAAAATCACCTTCGAGAATTCGCACATGCCAAGCATCTTCATGTTCTTCTCCAGGTATTAATTCATAAGTCTTATTTTCTTCATGTTTCATTAATTTACCTCATAATATGATTTATACCAGTTGACAAATTTTTCGACACCTTCTTCAATAGAAGTCTGTGGTTTATAACCTAGTGCACTAAGTTTAGTACAGTCTGACCATGTTGTCTGAGTATCTGCTGGATGTTTTGGCACAAGTTTTTTTCTTGCTGTACGACCAAGTTGCTTTTCAATATTATTAACAAAATCCATAAGTTGAACTTGTTGACCATTACCAATATTGTATATTTCCTTTGCATAGTCTTCTGACAACGTTTTTTCTAGTATAATACTAATACCTTGAACAATATCGTCAACATATGTAAAATCTCGAATCATATCACCATAATTAAATAATTCAATTTCATTGCCAGCGATAATCTTTTTAGTAAAATCAAACAGAGCCATATCTGGTCTACCCCATGGTCCATAGAC